AGTATTCAGCTGAACGTGAACGCTCTATTGGTATTGGTGCTTTGGGATTTCATGCGTATCTACAGAAAAACAATATGCCATGGGAATCAGCATTAGCAACTGGTGCTAATATTAAGATGTTCAAACATATTAGGGAGAAATTAGATGATGCAAATTTACAATTGGGTAAAGAACGTGGTGAAGCACCTGATGCTGTTGGTACGGGGAAGCGTTTTAGTCATATGCTCGCCATTGCTCCTAATGCTTCAAGTTCTATCATTATGGGTAATACTTCTCCTTCGATTGAACCCTATCGTGCGAATGCATATAGACAAGATACTCTCTCAGGATCATCCCTAAACAAAAACAAGTTCTTAGATAAATTTATCAAAGAGGCATGTGATGCAAACAAAAAGCTCGATTATCAAGAAGTCTGGTCAAGTATCATTGCAAATGACGGATCAGTACAACACTTGGAATTTCTTGACGAGTGGACCAAAGACATATTCAAAACGAGTATGGAAATTGACCAACGATGGATTGTGGACCACGCAGCTCACAGACAAGATTTCATTGACCAAGCACAATCCCTTAATCTGTTCTTTAGACCAGATGTTAATGTGAAGTATCTACATGCTGTACATTTTCAGGCCTGGAAACAAGGATTAAAGACTTTATACTATTGCCGTTCGGAAAAGATTGGCAAGGCAGATAAAGTATCTAAAAAGATTCAACGTGAAATCATCGAAGAAATTGATTTAAAAGCGTTGGCAACAGAAGAAGTTTGTTTAGCCTGCGAGGGTTAAAATGAAAACTATTGCTCTGTTTGTGTATGATCCAAAGTGTTCTGTACAGAGTAATAATGGCATTATCAAAGCACTTGATGGCCATTATCATTTCAAATTATTTTCAAAGAATGAGGTAGAAGATGGATTTTTTAATAATGTTGATGCTGTGGTTGTGCCTGGTGGTTTTGGTGACGCGGACTCTTATGATAGTCTGTTCAAGTACAATGGTAGAGCGGTCAAGAAATATATCAAATCTGGCGGTCGCTATCTTGGCATTTGTATGGGCGCTTATTGGGCTTCATCGTTATATCTTAACATACTAGATAATGTAGAAGCAGTTCAGTATCTAAAAAGACCTGGTACTGATACAAGACGGCCACATGCTAAGAATATAAACATATCATGGCGTGGTGAACCCATGAATATGTTTTGGTACGATGGTTGTGCATTGATTGGTGATGGTGATAAAGAAGTCATTGCAACATACAGTAATGGTGATGCAATGGCCATCATACAAAATAGAATAGGTCTAATCGGTTGTCATCCAGAAAGTGAACAATTCTGGTATGATAGTTATAGTTGGATGAATGGTAAGTATCATAATGGCACACATCACAAACTATTATTAGATTTTGTAAATGAATTGATGGAGAAGTAAATGATTATTGAATATATTATTATAGGATTTTTATCAGCAATAGGATGGTGGGGCGCAAATCATTATGTAATTGAGCCATATTTCCCACCACCAATAGAAACTAAAAAGGAAAAGTAATGAAGGAGTTGTTAAAATTTTCAGCGTCATGGTGTGGACCATGCAAATCATTGTCAAACAATTTTAAACATGTTGATTTAGGTGAAGTCACATTAACTGAAATTGATGTGGATGAATATCCTGAAAAATCATCACAATATAATATTCGTGGTGTGCCAACATTAATTTTGATGCAAGATGGGGTTGAAATTAAGCGCCAAAGTGGTGTATTAATGGCAGATAAAATTGAGGAATTTATTAATGATTAAAAAAGCTAGTTCTAAATTAACAGACAGCAGAGATGCATTTAAACCATTCAACTATCCATGGGCATATGATGCTTGGTTGAAGCACGAACAAAGTCATTGGCTACATACTGAAGTACCGATGGCTGAAGATGTAAAAGATTGGAAGAATAAACTAAGCAATGAAGAAAAACAATTTCTCACAAACATATTTCGATTCTTTACTCAAGGCGATATCGATGTTGCCGGTGGTTATGTTAATAATTATCTTCCTTATTTCCCTCAGCCTGAAGTACGCATGATGCTATTAGGCTTTGCGGCTCGTGAAGCACTACACATTGCAGCCTATTCACATTTGATTGAGACATTAGGATTACCCGATACCACATACAATCAATTCATGGAGTATCAGGCGATGAAAGACAAGCATGATTATGTCATGGATTTGTCTGCACAGAATACAACCAAAGAAAATACGGCTACACACATTGCAGTATTTTCTGCATTCACAGAAGGTATGCAGTTGTTTAGTTCATTCATTATGTTGTTGAATTTCCCACGCACAGGCAAGATGAAAGGCATGGGTCAAATCGTTACATGGTCTATTGTAGATGAGACACAACATTGTGAGTCTATGATTAAGTTGTTCCGTACATACATAGAAGAAAACAAAGAGATTTGGAATGATGACCTGAAGTCTCGCATATATACTATCGCAGAGAAAATGGTTGAATTAGAAGATAAGTTTATTGACTTGGCGTTTGAGATGGGACCGATGGAAGGTCTAACGAATGAAGAAGTCAAAAAATATATTAGATATATTGCGGACCGTAGATTGATTAGTCTTGGTCTAAAGGGTGTGTTTAAAGTTAAAAAGAATCCATTACCATGGGTTGAAGAAATGATTAACGCACCAACGCATACTAATTTCTTTGAGAATAGAGCTACAGACTATGCTAAAGGTGCATTGAGTGGTAATTGGGAAGATGTTTGGGGCAAAGCTGCATAATGAATCGTAGACCTCTTAAATTTATTACAAGAGAGAAAGAGTGGGAACTAATACAGCGATTAGAAACAATCGTTGATAGTTCCGACTTTGACCCTAGCACTACTGCTGTGATTATGGCATCGCCTGATTATTCAGCAACAATAGCCATGCATCTAGCACATGCATGGTCACGCAAGGGTGAGATGTTATCTATTATTCCAGTTGATGTAACTTATCCAGATGAAGACCCAGCACCATACATACAAAAAATGTTAATGCAAGGTGCATACATCGGACCATATAGTAAATTGGTTTTGATTGAAGCGGGCATTATCAGAGGTGGAAATTGGCAATGGATGCTTGATGTACTATATGGATGGGACTATAAAAGGTCTAATATTACATTGGTTGCTATGTGTGAGAATATACATAGTAAAGTAAAATCAGATTATGTTGGTGAATATTATGATGATGACAAAGAAGAGCTAATGTTCTATTTTGAAAAGTTCAACAAACATTGGCCAATTAAATAGGAAAATCACATGAAGAAAATTTTATTTTTATCGTTAATGTTGATTTCATTATCAGCATTAGCACAACATCATCATGGTTATTGGCGCCATGGTGGTGGTGGTAATCCATGGTTTTGGGTTGCACCAACTGTAATAGGTGGTGTAGTTGGCTATGAGATTGCAAGACAACAGCAACCTGTGGTAATACAACAAGTACCAACATGTGCGTCACCTGGAATACGTTGTAGTTATGAGATACAACAGCCGATTCCAGTACAACCAATTTGTTCAATATGGACTGAAGTGCAGAATCCTGATGGAACAATAACTAGAACAAGAACCTGCACACAATAAGAAAGATAATATGAAGAAGTTTTTGATATTACTAGCACTATTCAGTAGTGCTGCCTTTGCCTGGGATCAACGGACACCCAATCCTGTAGATGCATGTAAAGTGCATAGCCCATATGGTTTTGCAGCCGTAAAAAGACCAGTACAACCAATCTGCCGTGAGGCCTATTTGGTGGCATATGATGCACCAGTTAAGATTCCAGCATACGTTGCATACACATTAGAACCTGCTAAAGCACTTGGTTGTTTCCCACGCACTAATGCATTTGTTGCGGATCAATCAGTACAAGGTGGTGCAAAACCTGATGATTATGTTGGTACAGGATACGACAAGGGACATGCCGCACCAGATGGTGACTTATCATGGTCAGCACAAGTGGAGTATGAATCTTTTTTAATGACAAACATGTATCCGCAAGCCGGATCATTAAATCGGGGAATATGGAAGTTATTAGAGACATCCGTCAGAGGGTGGGCAGTCCAATTGAACCAACCTTTTACTATATACGTTGGCGCATTCTATGGCGCTGGTGATAAAGTAATTGGCAATTCAGTTTTAGTGCCACATGGATATTACAAAATTGTAATTAATAACAGTACAGGTGCTGTTGCAGGTTGGACATTTCCACACATTGCACCGTATCCTAACCTAGGTAATGATTTAACTAAGTTCCGTAAACCTATTCCACAGATTGAGGCAGAAGCAGGCATCAAGTTTGCTTTCCCAGCCAATGCAAAAGAATTACAACCAGGTCAAGAATGGCCAGTTGATTTTGGTAAACTAACTAATGCGAAACGTGCCAAATGTGGTGCAAACGCAACTGAATAATGGCATCGATACATCACATTTGCGAAGACTGTAATTCAGACTTCACGATTAGATATGATCCTGAAGTCTGTGAAAGTGACCCATTACATTGCCCATTCTGCTCAGCATACATACTTGAATCAGAGGAGTATGATGATGAGGATGAATAGTGTGGCATTATAATGGTGTTGAGTTTACAGAAGATTTAATAAGTAAATCATTTGGGTTTGTGTATTGCATCACAAACCTATCTAACGGCCGAAAGTATATTGGTAAGAAGTTCTTTACTAAATCAGGCCGCAAACAAACCAAAGGCAAAATCAAGAAAGTCCGAGTAACATCGGACTGGCTTGACTATTATGGTTCAAATAAAGAGCTACAAGATGATGTAGCCAAACACGGTGCAAATCAATTTCACCGTGAGATACTTTACCTATGCGCCAGTAGGTCTGAGTGCTCGTATAGAGAAACACAAGAGATATTCAACCGAGGTGCCTTGTTGACTGAGAATTATTATAATTCATGGGTAACATGCAAGATACACAAGGCACATGTCATAGGCAAATT